TTTTGAATATAGCAGTATAAAAATAGCCCTTATTAGAGCCGCTAACTCTAATAAAGGCAGATACCCAGTAACAAGCAAATGGTGTAGAGGGTACGTAGGCAGTATAGCATATCTGCTGCCCTGTGTCAAAAAAATAAAATTATGGAGGTAAAAGAAAGTGCAGAGCAAAGAAATGAAATCACAAAACGGAGCTGCAAAGGCAGCAGGAATCAGTGGATGGGGATATCAAGAATTGTATGGGCAGGATACCGAAAGAAAAAATAAAATGAAGGAGCAGTATCAGATGGATTTGGTTGGTACACTATCAGAACTTCCCAAATATTTAGGTATGGGGTTATGGGAAAGTAAAGAAGAAACAAAGATATTTGGTAAGCTAACAGAGGCGGTACAAGTGGGAAAGGATTCCTTTAATGTGCAAGATACTATTCTCTGCCTTGCCAATGAATATGGTATTGCAGCAGAGGAAAGCGGTTTCCGTAGAGGATTTCAAATCGCCATGAGGCTCTGCATGGAAGGATTGAAAGGGGGTGCATATTAATGGTCCAGTATTCAGAAGCAGCTACAAAGGCGATCAGGGAAGCAGAGGTTTTGTCTAAAAAGAAACAAGAGAACTTAGAGCATAATTTGTTATCAGAGTTATATTATTTTGTTCTTGAATCAGAGGCAAGAAAACAGGATTCTGCTGCCGAATTGGAAGCAGAGATGAAATTAGAAGAGGCAATAGAAAAGGGAAGTCCATCCAATATTATTTTAGACTTAGCCACGGATTGGTGTAATGCAGGACAGGAGAAAGCCTTTCAAATGGGATTTCGTTTGGCAACAAAGATTCTGAAGGAAGGGCTTTGTTAGAACTGTAAGGTGGAATTCAGAAGATATTTAGGAAATGGGGTGCAGATTATGGAGGAACATAAGGCATTTTACACAGCCGCAGACATAGCCTCAGATCTCTCCATCAGCGAGAGGGAAGCTGTGGAGCTGGTGAAGAAACTGCATAAGGAGTTAAAGGCATCCGGTAAGCTGGTCGTTTCCGGCAAGGTTCCCGCTGCATGGTATGAATTGCGGAAAGTGGAAGGATTCATGAGCATAGGACGGCAGGAAGAACATATACCGCTGACAGAGCGGAGGCTGTTAAGTATTAAAGACTTCCGGGAATATGCAGGAGGCATTGGTGATGGGATGGCGAGGAAACTGGCAAAGGAGATATGTGCGGTGGTCCATATCGGGGATCGGTTTCTTGTTGACCGTCTTCGATTTGATGAATGGTGCACGAAACAGAACCAGCAGGGGCAGCAGTAGGAAAGGGGGCGGTTCCACAGCTTCCAGAACGGCTCATTTTTGAGCAAAAGACGGAAAGATAGTTTATTTATCATTGAGAACAGAAAACAGTCTTACAGGGCAAATGAAAGGGCATACAGCAGAAAGGGGAGTAGGAAAAGGAAAGGCTCTCACCATGCTGCAACATGGATTGAGGCGGTTCTGCTGTCTCTTTGCATATTAGAAAGGAGCTAGAGGTTATGGCAGTTGATAAGAAGCAGCTACCGCCTGGGATTTCTCTGCGTAAGGATGGCAGGTACCAGGCAAGATATACATTCAACGGAAAGCGCCACACGATTTACGGCAAAGATCTGAAGGAGGTGCAGAGGAAACTAAGGGATGCCAAATATGAGATGGATCATGGCATATATGCCAAACCGGACAGGATAACAGTAGATTCATGGTATAAAACATGGCTGAAGGAGTACCGGGAGAATGTTGTCAGGGAAACAACAATAATCGGGAATGAAAAATGCTATAAGCATATCAAGCCGGAAATTGGACACATGAAGCTGCAGGCAGTCCGACCGGAACATATTCAGAGAATCCTAAACAAAATGAAGCACGAAGGGTATTCCGGCGGGTATATTGAGAATACAAGGCAGACTATGAACATGATTTTCCATCAGGCACATATGAACGGCATTATTATCACAAACCCGGTTGAAAGGTCCATACTTCCCAAAGTGGAGGATAAGGGGTACAATCCGCACCGTAGGGCACTTACGGAGCAGGAACAAAAAGTATTCCTGGAATGTGCCGCAAAGAGAAAGCCATTCTATGCAGACATTTTCTATGTGGGATTTTTCACCGGCATGAGGGTGGGGGAAATCAATGCGCTCGAATGGCAGGATATTGATTTTGATAAGATGGAGATCCATGTCAATGGAACCATGATAAAAGTTGCAGGAAAGGACTATTACAAAGGCCCGGTAAAGACCGGGGAGAGTAAAAGGATAATCCCCATGCTCCCGGAAATTGCCAAGAGGTTGAGAAAGCATAAGATTGAACAGGCAAAGCTTAGGTTGATGCTGGGGGATAAATGGGAGCCGGTTAAAGGTTTGGAGCATCTGGTATTTACTACAATGTTTGGAAAGCCTCTCCTAACTTTATCTGTTGGCCGATATATAGATTCTACGGTGAATGCCATCAATCGGGTAGAGGAAAAGACAGCGGTAGTAGAACATAGAAAACCAGAACTGATGGAAACGTTCTGTCCTCACTCTATGCGGCACACATTTGCCACCAGAGCATTGGAGAGGGGAATACCGCCTAAAGTGGTGCAGAGCTATCTTGGTCATTCTACTATTGATGTGACCATGAACATCTACACACATGTGACAGCCGAATTGGAAAGGGACGAGATTAAGAAGATTGCAAATCAGTTTTGACAGAGAGGTATCAAAGAACCAGTAAAGGGCAGCAGGTGAAGTGGAAAGCCTGCCTCCTGATTTATGCAAATTGGTGTCAAGCGTGGTGTAAAAGGCAAGAAGCGAACAGTAGAAAGCCTTGAAAATACTGTAAATACTGGCTTTTTGAAAAGCTAACCTATTATTCCACGAGGATAATATGCTATTCATAGTAGATGAAGCCTCTGGCGTTGCCGATCCAATCATGGAAGCAATACTTGGTACACTGTCCGGTGAAAATAACAAATTATTGATGTGCGGAAATCCGACAAGGACATCTGGCACATTTTATGATGCTTTCCATGTTGACAGATCCCTATATAAAAATCATACAGTATCATCTGCAGACAGCCCCAGGACGAATAAACAGAATATCGAAAGCTTTATACAGAAGTATGGTAGAGATAGTAATGTAGTCCTTGTTAGAGTTTTTGGTGAATTCCCTAAGCAGGAAGATGATGTTTTTATTATACTTTCACTGATTGAACATAGTTGTATGCTGGAACTTTCAGAAGATATTCCAATGAATAGGATATCATTTGGTGTAGATGTAGCCCGTTATGGTAATGATGAAACAGTCATTGCCCGGAATGTTGGAGGAACTATCACATTGCCAGTTATGTTTCGGGGGCAAAGTCTTATGACGACAGTTGGGAAAATAGTGCAGCAGTACAGAACAGTTATGATAGAGTTTCCGGCATACCGTGGAAAGATATATGTGAATATTGATGATTGTGGGCTTGGTGGCGGGGTTACAGATCGGCTGGAGGAAGTGAAGCAGGAGGAGAAGCTAGATCGGCTGGTGATTGTTCCTGTCAATGCTGCTGCCAAGGTTCCAGATGAAGGTATTGGAGAGGATACAAAAGTAAAAGCTTGTGACATTTACGAGAATATGACAAGTTATCTATGGGGAATTGTAAAAGAATTATTGCTTGCAGAAGAAATCAGTCTGCCAAATGATAATGAAATGGTAGCACAGTTTTCTTGTAGAAAATATCGGTTGACAAGCAGAGGAAGGATATTACTGGAAAGCAAAGAGGAAATGAAAAAACGTGGAATTGCATCTCCTGACAGGGCGGATGCGGTTGTCTTATCCTGTTATGAAAGGAAACTGTTTGATATTGGAAGTTTGATTAATTAGGCAGGGGGTGAGAATAAAAATGGAGGGCAATAGAGAAGAACAAAATTTAGAAGAAAAGAAAGTGCATACAGATGGATATAAGAACCTTATGAACAAATATGGAACAAAAGAGGATATGTCAGAACAGTATCGCTTTGAGAGTGATATTCCAGTTACGGATATGGAACTGACACTGAACTATGAAGAAAATGGACTGTTTACAAAAATTATTGATATTCCGGCGGAGGATGCGGTAAGCAGCGGCTTTTCTTATGGAATCAATGATATGGAAATGGAGGATTTTATTAATAATTCTCTGGATGAACTGGACTTTGAGGAAAAAATTGCTACAGCAATCAAATGGGCAAGGCTGTATGGAGGCTCTTTAGTAGTAATGATGATTGATGATGGAAGACAGCTGGAAGAACCGATTGATTGGGATGGTATTCAGGGCATAGATGAGCTTTTGGTATTTGAAAGATCCGTGGTGACACCAGATTATAACAGCATTTATCAATATAAGCCAGATAAGAAGCGCTCCTCTCAATTTGGAATGCCGGAATTTTATGAGATATCTCCTACCTATGGTCGAGCCTTTCGTGTACATGAAAGCCGGTGCCTGCTTTTTAAGAACGGGATATTACCATCTACAAGTATTAAGACAGAGTATCGTTTTTTTGGCATTCCGGAATATGTACGAATCCATAGGAATTTGCAGGAAACGGTTACTTCTCATGGAAATGGAGTAAAGCTGCTGGACAGAGCAGTACAAGCAATTTATAAGATGAAACACCTTGCAGAACTATTGGCAACGGAGGATGGAGAAGATAAAGTTTTAACAAGACTTAGGATGATAGATATGGCAAAAGGAATTCTAAACAGCATAGCCATTGATTCCGAGGGAGAAGAGTATGAGTATAAAAATGTAACTTTTTCCGGAATCAAAGATATTTTGGATTCCACTTGCAACATGCTTTCTGCTGTTACCAATATTCCTCAAACAAAGCTGTTTGGGCGCTCTCCGGCAGGAGAGAACTCCACTGGAAAAGGGGATATGGAGAATTATTATAAGTTTGTTGAGAAAATCCAAAAACTAAACCTCAAAAATAATGTAAGGACTTTGATTGATATTATTTTAATTGTTGGAAAAGTAAAAGGGAAGTATCAAGATATTTCAGGATATAAACTGAAATTTAATCCGTTATGGAGTTTAAGTGAAGCAGAACAGGCAGACGTAGATCGTACCAAAGCAGAAACAGAGCATGTCAAGGCACAGACAGCACAGATTTATGTTGATATGCAAGCATTAGATGCATCTGAGGTAAGAAATCGACTGGCAGAGAGTGAAGAATTTTCTGTGAATGATATTTTGGAGGAAGAAGATTGCGATTGGAAAGATATTATGACGCAAGAAGTAGAGGGAGAATCTGAAAAGACTAGCAATACGGCATTATCTACAGAATATGAAACAGATGATAGAGATTATAAAAAAGAGTATAGAGAGTATCAGGGAAAACCAGAACAGATACATAATCGAGTACTTAGAAATAAGGCAAGAAAAGAAATGGGATTAAAGGTTGGTGATCCTAGGGAGGTAGATCATAAAATTCCATTATCAAAAGGTGGAAGTAATTTAAAAAGAAATCTGGAAGTTACATCACGAACTGAAAATAGGAAAAAAGGAAATAAAACAGATGAAAATGAAACGAAGAATATTCCAATAGTACCTACTGGATGTGGCGTTCTTGTAGTGAAGAATGGAAAAATTTTGGTTGGAAACCGTAAAGATAATGGTCTGGTATGTGGATCGGGAGGGCATATTGAAGAAGGGGAAATACCAGAAGAAGCCGCCATTAGAGAAACAAGAGAAGAATTTGGTATTTATGTAGCAGAGTTGATTCCGATAGCCATTCTTACTGATATGCCAGAAGAATACTGTGATTCGCAAATATTCCTTTGTACAGAATATTTTGGAGAGCCAGTTGCATTTAATTCTGAAATGGAATATGCAAGATTTGAATCCATTCATGACTTGATGCTACAAGATTTATTTTTGCCATTTGAATTATCTGTTCAAGAGTTGTTACACCAATTACATAGTTTAAATATGATAAATAAAGATGGTTGGATAACAGTAAATGGAAGACATATTGAAGTAAATGAAAAAGGAGAATTGATGAAGGGAAACCCTAAAGTTCTTGGTGGTATGGGAAAAGACAAAGAAAAAAGTGTAAGTAGTAAAAAAGAAAATATAAATTCAAAAAAACAGCAAAAAAGCTTGAAGAAAGAAGTAAATAGTGGTACTGTATATGCAGAGAAAAAAATAGATGATTTTATTGCAAATCCAAAGTCTTTGGGAGATACTACACATAAAGAGAAGTATGATGATTTTAAAAAGAATGGTGTCGATGTAAAATCATTAGCGAGAGGAAGTCATAAAAATATTCCATATGAAAATGGAGGCGGCTATCGTGTTACGGTAGAAAATGATGGGAAATATTTACAATATCATCCTAAAAAAAGCAGTCATCATGGTGGAGAATATTATAAGTTATCAAGCGGAAAATCGGGAACAAAACGATATAGTATGGAGGGAGAGCCGCAAGAGGAAGGAAAGGAGTGATTCTATGATAATAAATCAGGAAAGATTTTTTGAAGGGTTGAATTTTGAACCACAAGAATTTGAATATGAGTTTGGAAGACAAACTTGTTATAAAGGTCCTGATGGTGGATATTATCGTATCGATCACTTTTCAACATTTTATGTGATAGAATTTGCCGAAACAGAAAAGGAAGCTCAATTAAATCAGTTTGAAGATGATGATTTGTATGATGATTCGCTGCCAGAGGAAGAATTAATTGCTCAAATACAGGCAGATTTAATTCAATATTCTACAGAACAATAGGAAAAGCCTTACAATTGCGTGAGGCTTTTTTTATACCCTGCATTCCCATGGTTCATGGTTATGCGGGGTTTTATATTTAGTGAAGCGGTAGAAGAAGGTGAGTATTGTGAATGATTTGGAAAGAAAACGATTGTTTCAAGAGGAAATGAAAAAAAGGAATCATGGCAAAAGCATTGTAATTGCAAAATATCATCCAAAATACCCAGAGAGTGCAGAACGGGAATATTTGCGATTGATGGATACTGTTATGGGCATTTGGAAAGAAGTGTTATCTTTCAATCTACAGGAATTAAAAAATATTTTGATGGAAGGAGATTTTCATACAGATGCTAAAAAAGAGAATAAGAAAAAAAGAAAAAAGAAGCGTTTTGGTATTTTAGGAACAGCCATGATGAAAATAAATGGTTGGTTTGATAAAGTACGCAAAGCAATTGAGTCTGCATTTGGTTTGTTTCCTATTTATTCAAAAATCTCCCAGATTGTCCAGATAGGACATAAATTAACTGTGAAAGAATGGAAAAAAACAGTATCTAAAACGTTAGGAATTGATTTGGTTGAGGATTATTATGCAGGAAATGAATATAAACTTTTAATGGAACAATGGGTATCGGATAATGTAGATTTAATCAAAACCATTCCAGCTTCTTCTTTAGATAAAATGAAAGAGATTGTCTATACAGGCTATATGGAAGGAGAAAGCACTACAGAGATTATGAAAGGGATTCAGAAGGAATATGGAATCAGTAAAAAGCACGCAAGATTGATAGCAAGAGATCAAATGGGAAAATTGAATGCTAATATTACAAAAAAGCAACAAGAAGATGCAGGAATTGAATCGTATGAATGGTCTACTTCCAGAGATGAAAGGGTAAGAAAGGGAGATCGAATGGCAAAAGGGAAGATCGACCCTATGGGAGATAATCATCAACGTTTGGAGGGCAAACTATTTCATTGGAATAATCCGCCTTTAGTAGACAGAAAACGGGGAAGAAGATGTCATCCGGGGGAAGATTATCAATGTCGTTGTTGTGCGATTCCAGTATTTGATATAGAAACATTAGAATTACCAGTATAAAAAGAAAGGATAGGTGTAAAAGTTGCAAACGCAAAGATTAGACAGTATTTCTTTAGATAAAACCTATTATACCGAAGAAGGTTATCTGGTAGATCATCCCATTGTTACCACTTGTGGCATATTTGAGTATAAGAACGAGGACGGGAGTACAAAGAGAGAACTCCGTTTACCAGAACATGTTTTTGATGAAAAATCGCTGCAAAGTTATAGAGGCAAGCCAATTATTATTACTCATGATGCCATAGAAGTGGATAAGGAAAATGTTCACAAAGAGCAGATTGGTACCATTATGAGTGAAGGATATCGGGATGGTGATAGTGTTCGATGCGAAATCATTATTCATGATACCAATGCATTAAAACAATGTGGATTACGGGAACTTTCCTTAGGATATTCTCTTGACACAGAAGATGTTTCTGGAATATGGCAGGGACAACCGTATGATTGTATCCAAAAAAATATTGAGATCAACCACCTTGCACTCGTTGGAGAAGCGAGAGCTGGAGAAACAGCTAGGCTTAACATTGATAGCAAGGATGATGATAAAAAAATTTTAAAAGGAGGCATGGTTTTTATGTATAAACCAAAAGAAACCAGAACAGATGAAAACGATTTAACACCAGAGGAATTAGAAGTGGCGATTGCTTTATATAAAGCACAGAAAGCAGCACAAAATGTATCCGAGGAAAGTACAGATGGAGAGGAATCAAATCAACAAGAACAGGTGGCTGAGGTTCCTGCAAAAGAAGAAAGTCCGATTGAACAGGTTCGAGAGAATATTAACCGTAGGGATTCCGAAGAAAATGATATGACATCAGAGGATATTATTGCAGGGCAAAAGGCAGATCTGGATACGCTTCTTGCGGAGATTGACAGGTTGCAGGCTTCTAGTGATATGAATAGTGATAACAAAGAATCCGCTGCGGCTGGAGGAGAGACTTCTACCGAAGAAGAAGATACCCATTCTGATGAAGAATGTGGCGAAGGTGAGGAAAGGGAGAAAGTAAATATGGATTCTGTAGACAGAATGATCCAAGAACGCTTGGATATATGCCGTATGGCCGATAAATTGCACTTGGATGGTGTTGAGAAACTCTCTGTAAGAGAAGGCAGGAAACGTATTATTAAGGCAGTCAATCCAAAGATTAACCTAGATGGGAAGAGCGATAGCTATATCAATGCTGCCTACGATATTGCAAAACAGTCTGATAGCGAGAGAAAAAGTACAGATAATCAACGTAAACAGATGGTAAGTAATAAAATTCGGCAGGATGCAAGAGAGGAAAGTAATTCCAATTCTGCCCGTAATAACATGATTACAAGAATGATAGGAGGGAAGAAATCATGAGTATGGCAGCACAGACAAGTTATGGGTTTAGTTTTCCCAAAGGGGTAGCTGGTGGGCTTTTTGATTTATCTGCTCATGAGGTAGCTACAAGGCAGGCAGAGGGAAATGGTATTTCTTTTGGTATGGGTGTCGTAATAGGCACAAATAAAGGCACTGATGTTGCAATTCCTGCTTCAGATGCAATCGCAACAGATTTTGAAGGGGTTATCGTACATAATTCTGTTATGGTTGAGATGGACATGGATAACAAGATAACTGTTGGAGATAAAAGAACAGTTGGCTGCTTGCATCATGGAAAAATATGGGTAAAGACGGGTGCAAAGGCAGTGCCAGCATACAAAGAAAAGGTGTATTTGATTACAGATGGAGATGAGACTGGAATGTTTACTACATCTGCGGATACCGCAACCAAAATAGAAGTGAATGCAATGTTCCTTGGAGAAACAGATCATGGAATTGCAAATGCAGAATTCTTTTCCAGAGCTTTACCTGCCGCGGGAAAAAGTGAATAAGGAGGTATGTATCAATGAAAGAGTTTAACATGGATGATTATAGTGCATTAAAGGGATCTACGCTTGTCAAAGGGTTGGCAGGAAGTGAACAGCTCCGCTTTGACAGCGTGGAATCTGCAACTGTATTTTTTGCTCGCGAGCTGGATCAGGTCAAGACCAAGACCTACGACAAACAGTATCCAGAGCTTTCTGCCCTTGCATATTTTCCGATTACTTCTGAGGTAAACGAGGGAGCAGAAACAATTACTTACTACAACTACGATATTACTGGCATGGCTGCGATCATCAATAATTATGCAACAGATCTTCCAAGAGTTGATGTGCAGGGAGAATCTCATACAGCTTCGATTAAATCAATTGGCGACAGTTATGGGTATAATGTGCAGGAAATGAGGGCATCACGCATGGCAGGCAAGTCGCTGGATGCCAGAAAAGGAGCAGCGGCAAGGAGAGCATCGGATTACATGGTAAATAAGATTGCCTTTGCAGGAGATAAGAAACATAATCTTGTTGGTATTTTTAGTGAAAGTAACGATATCCCTCTTTACACACTTTCGGAAGTGACTATTGATGAGAACGTTTACACGGATTGGGCACATAAAACGGCGGATCAGATTTTGGATGATATCAATGGTATGCAGAAATTTATTGATAAAATTACCATGTCCATTGAGAAGCCGGATACTTTGGCGCTTCCTGCCTATATTTACATGGATTTATCGACAAGGAGAATCCCTGATACCGAAACGACAGTTCTTAGTTTTATAAAGGATCATGCTCCGTATCTCAAAAATTTTGAGAGTATGGCAGAGTTACAAGACACCGCTACAGATATTAATCCAACAGGGAAGAATGTGGCATTTTTGTATACAAAAAGTGAAGAAAAGTTCAGTCTGGAGATTCCTCTTCCATTTTATCAGTATCCCCTGCAGGTGCAGAAACTGGAAACGGAAATTCCTTGTGAGACAAGAACCGCAGGGCTGCTTATTTATTATCCATTATCTATGCTATTAGCATATGGAATTTAGGAAAGGAGAAGATAGAACATGAGGATTGTAAATAGTTCAAGAAAAGTGCTTAGCATTCAGGGGAAAACACTACTTCCCGGAGAAATCTTGACATTAAAACTGGGCGAGGAACAGCATCCAACGATTCAATTTTATTTAAAGCAAGGGATTCTTTCCGATGCTGATTCGGAAAGAAAGAGTTCTTCTGGTAATATCCATCCAGCAGAACGAGAAAAAATTGAAAAAGAAGCCATAGAACGATATAAAAAGGAACAGGCAGAATATCAAGAAGCCAAAGAGAAAAAAGAAGCGGAAAGAAAAGCAATCCAAGGAATGAAAAAGAAAGAACTTGTGAAAAAGGATTTAGGGATGGGAATCGAGGTTCAAGATTCTGATACAGAAGAAGTTTTAAAAGAAAAGATTATTCAAGAAATGAATAAGTAGGAGGCTTTTATGGAAGCTTTTCAAATGATTCGAGCAACTATGAAGGAATTTTCGGAATTACCAGACGAAGAAGTTCAAGTTTATATTTCTCTTGCAGAACCCCTTGTAAGTAAAAAGAAGTTTGGAAAGCTGTATGAACAGGCGGTTGCTTACCTAGCTGCCCATAAAATGAAGATGAATGGTATGGGAACAGTTCTTGCAGGAGGAATCAGTATAGGGGATATGGCAGGATATTCTTCCATATCTATATCTGAAGGCGAAACTTCGATATCATTTTCAAGCAGTCAGTCCAATGGTAGTGGTTCATCTGCAGATGCTGAATATGGGCTTACTACTTATGGAAATCAATTTTTGCAGCTTCGTAAGAACTGTATAATACCTATTATATCGGCAGGTGGTAATTATGGGAATTAGTATTACAGATACGATAACAGAAGAAGGAAAAAATATTCAAAAAATGTTAGAAGAACTTGTTGAAATGGAAGTATGTGTTGGATTTCGACATGAAAAAGGAAAAAAAGTTGAACAAGAAGAGCGAGGAACAAAAAAGAAGAAAAAGAAAGAAAAAAAAGTGGATGTTTGTAACATTGCTTTGTGGAATGAATTTGGAACAGAAACTATCCCGTCCCGACCGTTTCTCCGAAAAAGCGTAGATGAAAATAGGACAGTGATTGATGATATGTTAGATAAATCGGCTAGGACATTGTTATCTGGGCAGCCTGTGCAGCGTGTCCTAAATCGGTTAGGTTCTTTTCAAAAAGGATTAGTTCAAAAAAAGATAGTAGAAGGCAGTTATGTTCCAAATGCCTTATCTACCATTAGAAAAAAAGGTTCTAGTAGACCGTTAATAGATGGGGGACGTATGAGACAATCTGTACATTATGTAATTAGAAGAAAAGGACAAGAGTAAATGGTATTTTTTAAAAAACCTTATGTGATTAGACGATATTCTAAGCCTGTTTATGTTCATGGATATCCTTCTTCTTCCTATGAAGATTTGAAGATTCTAATGGATGTACAGACTATGGAGGATACCGCAAAAACAGAACCAGATGGGGCAAAGTCATTACAAAAGTTAAAAGTATTTTGTGATTGGAAACTGTTGGTAGAAAGTGTAGAAGAACAGCAAAAATCCGATCATCTTTGGTTTCAGGGAAAATGGTTCGCTTGTCAAAGTAGTCGATTAAGTGAGAATACACCATTACGACACTATACAGCTACGTTTGTGGAATGTTTAGATCAAGAAGAAAAACCAGAACTTGCGTACCATTTGGAAGGAATAGAACTGCCAGAAAAGCAGGAAAAAGAGGAAACCGAAACAGGGAAGGATGGTGGTGCTTATGACCTTAGAAGAAGTGAAGGAGCAAATCTGTAAGGTAACAGAGGCTTATTTTACAGGTGCTACGGTACTTTGGGCAGAATTAGCAAATACTAAACCACCACTGCCTTATATAACATTAAAAGTAGGACATCTTGATAGAACTGCATTCCCAATAGAAGAAGAAACCGAAGAAAGAGAACGAAGTTACCAATGTAGTACCATATTAGAAGTAAATCTATATACCAAAGGGAAGTTTATGATAACAGAAGAAAAAACGGCAGGAAGCTATGCCAATGCTGCCTTATCCGATTTGATAAGTTTTACAAATTTTTTGGAATCAGAGGAAATTACAGATAGGCTTGCTAAGGATGGGATTGCTATTTCCCTCATGCCTCCAGCAAGAGACTTGAGTTTTCTGGAAAATGAAACGGCTTACCGTTATCGAGCGATGGCGGAATATGCCGTTTCTTTTGTTATACAGGCAGATGGAGCTTATGGAATCAGTGGTATGGAAATACCAAATCCGAGTGGTGGAGGTACAAAAGAGATGGCAGAAACGCTAATAGAAGCGATCAAAGAGGTTGAAATTGAAACAGAAAGAAGGGAAGAAAATGAAAAATAATCCTTTAGATGATATTATAAAATGCACCATAGAAATTTCCAGTCCTGCATCCAGTGAGGAAACCTTTGACAAAATCTTGATGATTGTGCCAAAACCATCAGCAACAGGAAAAAAGACAATGACAAGAACAACCCCTGTTTCCAATGCAGACGAATTACTGGATTATGGATTTACAGTGGAAGATACCGCATACAGTGCAGCTACCGTAGCATTTAGTCAAAATCCATCACCAGATCAACTTTATATTTGTATTCGGGCAAATAAAGAGGAAAATCCAGAAGATTATGAAGATATTCGTACTACACTTGCGAGAGCAAATAAAGAGTGCGGATTTTATGGTATCCATATCACGGATTTTCGAGAAGCCGAAGAAATTGAGGCTGTGATGGAGTGGGTAGAAGCGAAAGAAAAAATTTTTGGTTTTGAATATATAGATTATGATAAATTTCCAACGAAAAACTTTTCTTATTATCGTACCTTTGCTATATTTAGTGGTTTTGCAGACAGTTACGAGGCAGAGGAACAACCAAAAGCAAATCGTTATACAGCTCTTGCTTGGATGGCAAAATGTTTTGGATATGATCCAGGCACAGAAACTTGGGCAATGAAGGAGCTTGCCACGGTGATGCCGTCTGCACTTGATACATCACAGAAAAAGGAACTGGAAGAGAAAAAGGTAAACCGGTTTCTTCGGTATGGCGGCTGTAATGTTACGATTGGGGGAGCGATGTTAGCAGGGGAATGGATTGATGTGATCCGTTTCCGTGACTGGCTTAAAAATGAGATGCAGATTCGGGTATTTCATGCGATTAAGGCAAACCGGAAAGTTCCATTTACAGATGCTGGCATTACTATGATTGAAGGGCAGATGATTGCTGCCTTAAAAAAAGGACAGGAATTGGGCGGCGTCAATGATACCGAGTATGATGAGGATGGAAAGGAAATTCCGGGCTATACAGTGACTGTTCCAAGGGCTTCTGACTTAACAGAAGCAGAAAGAAAAGCAAGAAAATTGACAGGATGTAAATACACAGCACGTCTTTCTGGAGCAATTCATGCGGTAGAAATCGAAGGATTTCTTACCTTTTAACTATTTTAACAGGGAAGGAGGAGGCAGTCTATGGATGGAACAAGGGTAACTACCTATAATTCTAAAAAAGTGACCTGCGCTCTTGGAAGTCATATTGTGACAGGTTTTGCAGATGACAGCTTTATTACAATTGAAGAAGCGGGAGAGGGTGTTTCTGTAGTCAGTGGAGCAGACGGAGAACTGGCAAGAAGCATTGATCCATCGGAATTATTTAATCTAAAAATTGTCGTACAACAACAGTCCAGGTCAAATAAATGGCTGAATAAAATGTATTATGCGGATAAAAAGAATGAATCTGGTACTTTTTCTGTCAATATTAAAGATCTGCTTGGCAAGGATAAATTTGTGGCAGATGTGGCATGGGTAACAAAGCTTCCGAATGTAACAAAAGGAAAAAGCCAAAACAACATAGAATGGACGATTGCTGCTCATGGTGAACGTTCTGAGGGATAAGGAGGATAGAGAAGCATGAAATTAAAGCAATTGGAACCAGTGGAAAAGACACTTGGCGATTATAAGTTTTATATTCGACCATTTCCTGCATTAAAAGCAGCGAATCTTACCGGGGAACTAACCTCTGTGTTGGTTCCCCTTTTTGGCGCCCTGATTCCGTTAGTGAATGATGGAAAGGAATTAGAGGATTTGGACGCAGGGAAAGCAGCAGAAGCAATTGCAAAGAGTGTTTCTTTGGATGGAAATAAATTAGAAAAATTGATTCAAAAGCTGTTGCTTGGCGGACATATTGTTGTGGAGCTGGAAAATGAAGAGGGAGAACCAGAAGGTTATCAACTGGATATGGATTTATTAAATGAAATCTTTTGTGGAGAAATTCAAGATATGTTCCTTTTATGTTTTTATGTTATCCGCATTAATTTTTCTGGTTTTTTCGGGAAATTCGCCAACCAATCTGGGAAAGTCGGGTTGGCGGTACAGAAGATCAGGAAGATTATTTAAAATATGGGCGGTTTGATTCTTCTCAGTTTACCGAGCTTGAGCTGCGCATTTATATCTTGATCAAAGCAAAAATGGCATCGATGTGGGAAATGAAACAGGTGTATACGCTTGATGAGGTATTGAAGCTGTATGCACTTTATCGTATGGAATTAGATATAGAACATGGACGTGCAAAAGAATTAGAAGAGAGGAGGAACACATGACTGTAAGAGAATTAATCATAACGTTTGGTTTTCAAGTTGATAAGCAAAGTCAGCGGAATGTTGAAAATAGCGTGAATGGAATAAAAAATTTAACACAACGACTTTTAAAGGGAATACAAATTGTGTTTTCCTCCTCTGGAGCAGAACAGCTTAGAGAACAGATGGCAAGCATTCAGGAAGAAGCAAGAGGAGTACAGGATTCGATCCAAGAAACACAGCGATCAGAACGCAGATCGACACCATCTCCAACAAGCAATTCCAGGAAACCAACAGAACATGCTCCAACAAGGAATCCTAGAAGAACGTCAGAAGATACTCCAGAAAAAATAGTGGCTTCAGTGAAACGAAGTATGCAAGAAATTGCTAGCGCTAGTGGAAGAAGTTTTTCCGAAGTTCGGGCAGAGGTTGTCTCTTTGTGCGAACAGTATCAAGCACAGGGAGTCAGCGCTGCGGAAGCGGTACAACGAGCGATGGGAGAGGTTGCGGATGCCGTTCGTCAGTCTTATGAAAGCATAGATTCTGAGGTAGTAGGAAAGGAACTGGAAGAAATCGCCAGTGTCAGTGGAAGAACGGTAGATGAAATACGTTCTGATGTAGAAAGAATTGCTTCTGAGTATCAAAGCATGGGAATAGATGCAAGTACATCTGTTCGGAGCGCCTTGAAAGAAGTGTCAGAATCTTCTAAGAGAGTTCATGAGGAAATCAATTACAAGATAGAAGATACTACTCAAACAGCCGAGTATTCTTCCCATAGAATAATAAGCGGCTTTAAAAAGATAATGGGTGTTATTGGAGCTGTTTTTGCAATCGATAAAATCAGGAGATTTGGGCAGGAGTGTATCGAAGCGGCAGCGACAACAAATGCCACTGCCAGTCAGTTTGAGCAGGTCTTTGGAGAATTGGAAGGAGATGCAGAGAAAAGCTTACAGAAAATTTCAGAAGATACTGGCGTTTTTGAAAATCGCATGAAAGCAAGTTATACAAAAATAGCCGCTTTTGCAAAGACGACAGGGATGGAAACAGACGATGCTTTGCAATTAACCAATCGTTCTATGGTGGCGATTGCGGATTCTGCCGCCTTTTATGATCGTTCGTTAGAAGAGGTTACAGAAACCATGCAGTCATTCTTAAAAGGAAACTTTGAGAATGATTCTGCCTTAGGATTATCTTGTACGGAAGTAACAAGAAATACAGCCGCAAATAAGTTATATGGAAAATCGTTTAAGGATTTAGAGGAATCGCAAAAACAACTGACACTTCTTAAGATGGTAGAAGATGCAAATGCTACTTCAGGAGCATTTGGACAGGCAGCAAGAGAAAGTGATACCTTAGAAAATCAGATGGGAAATTTGCAGCAAGCATTGTTTGATCTGAAAAGTATGGCAGGACAATATCTTTTAGAGCCATTTATTGCAGGGCTTAAATTTGTTACAAAAGGAGTGCAGGCAGTTACAGAAAAAGTACCTAATATGGCGGACACCATAAAAAAAGCGATGGAATGGATTCAGACAGGAACACAGGGAATCCATAGTCAGCTTGACCGAGTTCATGCGCTTGTAAAGCGTTTACAACCAGCTGCAGAACGGTTTTTACAGGTAGCATGGAATGGAACAAAAAAGACAGTAAGTATTGCAAAAGAATTGATAGAACGACTGGGTGGAATAGAAAATGTTTTAAAGATTCTTTCCGTTATTGTAGGCGCTTTTTTTCTTGTTATGAATTGGAGCAGACTTGTGAATGGAGCAAAATCTTTTGTCATGATGCTAAAAACAATTGGAAAGTTGTTTTCAGTCGCAAATCTAAAAATACTGGGTGTTGTAGCTGTGATTGTATTACTGGCACTTCTTGTAGAGGATTTTATTCATTTCCTGATGGGAAACGATTCCGTCATTGGGGAACTCTTTGATAAAGCTGGGATTGGCGCTGATAATGCTAGAGAGGCTATTTTAAATGCATGGGATGTTATCAAAACAGCGGCAGGACAAGTAAAAGACAAGCTTTTGGAAGTATGGGAAAGGATTTCCATTGCATTTCTAGCAATCGCAAGGGTTTTGTATTCTGTTGGCAGCGCTGTTTTTCATGCTTTGGCAGAGGTAATCAAAGCTGTATTTCAAGGGGTAAAAACTTTTTGGGATACTTGGGGTTCTGAGATATTAGCTTGGTTTCAACTGTTGTGGGATTCCCTTGCTGAAATTCTTTCTAATTTTTTGAATGTGATCAAAAGAATTGCTGATTTGATTACCGCTATTTTTACTAAAGATTGGCAAGGAGCATGGGAAGCAGTCAAAGATATTTTTATTGGAATATGGAAGATAATAGTAAGTTATTTTACTGTGGTATTAGAAACAATAAAATTAGTGATAACCATAGCGCTGTCTACGATTTCTTCTGTATGGAAAGCGGTATGGGAAGCAATTAAGAAGTTCTTTCTAAATATATGGAATAAAATCGTTTCATTTTTGTCCAGTGTTTTAACGAAAATCAAGACTTATGTTACAAATACCTTTGATAATATAAAATCATCTGTTACAGATAAAGTAAAAGGCATTAAAGACGCCATTGTAAATGGAATCATGGAGGCGGTTGACTGGATTAAGAGCCTGCCGCAGGAAGCTATCCAATGGGGCGCTGACATGGTGGATGGTATGGTAAACGGGATTAAGGGAGCGATTGGAAAGGTAAAGGATGCAGCCGGCGGTGTTGCAGAAAATATTAAATCTTTCCTGCATTTCTCTGTTCCGGATGAAGGACCATTGAAAAATTACGAGTCTTGGATGCCAGATTTCATGTCCGGGCTGGCGAGAGGCATTACAGATAACAAGGATGTGGTATTGGAGAAAGTACGGTCGCTTGCGGCAGGTATGTCTGTTCTGATGCAGGCAGCGACAGCGCATCCGGGAACGGTGGCGACAGGGATGGTAAACAATACAAGCCAAAACAGCGTTATGCAGACAAACCATTTTAATAATACTTATATTGGAAATGAACGGGAGACAGTGCAGAATATTTCCAAAGGAATGAACAAATCTGCCAGTGATGCTACAACAGAACTTGCAAGAGCCATGGAATTTTCAAGGGGGTAATCAGTATGGCAAAGAACGAAAAAACAAAGTTAAAACCGGTGGCGATTGCAGGAATTGAATTTGACGCATTGATGGAACAGCAAAAAACCATGTCTGCCTCGATTCCAGTTTATCCCGTAGAAGAAGGATTTCCTGTATCTGATACAATAACCCTAGATCCTTTAACCTTACAGATGACTTTATTTGTTACAAATACTCCTGTAACATACTTAAAACGTCATGGTCATAGCAAAAAACGTGTGCGGCAGGTATGTAAAAAACTAGAAGATTTATGGCTGGAAAGAAAACTTGTAAAAATTGTGACGCCGGATGCCATTTATAAAGACATGGGGATAACCAGTATCAGTATTAAAAAGTCAGCAGATCTTGGCTATGCTCGGGAAGTTTCTATTACTGCACAGAAGGTACGAAAAACAAAAAAGAAAACCGTTAAAACTCCTAAATATGCTTTAAAAAGTGGAGAAACCAAGGCAAAGGCAGGAGCTGCACAAACTTCCAAAGAAAGTACGGCATCTAGTTCCGCGTCCGAAGCATCTACAGTATCAAGTTCCTCTGAAAGAGGACGTTCTGATTCTGCGTCTGGTGAAAAAAGCTCGGCAAAAAAAGGACAGTCTATTTTATATGGAGTAGCAAAAGGACTCCAGTTTATTTAAGGGGGCAATTTCATGTTATTTATTACCGTACCCGATCAGAATGATAGTATATCCAGTCTTGTCATTGATGGAACGGAATATTGGATTCGATTTACTTATAATGAAACTTGTGATGACTGGAGTTTTGGACTTTATGATGCCGAAGAAGCGCCAATTATTTCTATGACAAGGATTGTGCCAAATTTTCCGTTACTTCACTTTTATACAGATACCAGGCTTCCAGCTGGTGTTTTTGGCTGCCTGTCTGCTAGTGATAACGTGGGCAGAGAAGCATTCAATCAAAAAACAGCGGAATTTGTTTTTATTCCAACGGTGGAAATGGAGGAAGAAGATGGCGACTGAAAAGAACTGGTTAAGAACCTATACTTTAAAAGCAGGAAAACAGGGAGCGGATGGTTTTGAGATTGGGAATATAAGCAATGAGAATCAAACGGTTCTTCATATTTCTTTCTCTTGTGAAAAATCCGAGAAGGAAGCTGCCAATACCGCAAAGATACAAATTTGGAATCTTTCTAATAAGAACTTGAAAATTTTAGAGAAAAAAGATTGTGTGGTAGAGCTGAAAGCTGGCTATGGAAATAATCGTCCTTTGATTTTTGTTGGGACAGTCACAAGCGCTGTTACTACGATAGATGGAGCTGACCGTTTAACAGAATTACAGGTGGTTGATGGGAGGGTGGCGCTTCGAGATACTAAGATGAAAGTAAGTTTAAATGGGATCGTAAATGCAAAAACAGTCTATGGCATGATTGCTGGACAGATGGGGTTATCGATTCAGTATGCTAAGGGGTTATCTTTTAAGAATTTTCCCAATGGCTATTCGTTTGTTGGAAAAGGTCGTATGTGTCTAAAGAAAATAGCAAGAGCCTGTGGGCATATTTGGAGTATTCAAAATGGTGTCATTCAGATTACAAAAAAGGGAACTCCTGTCAATAGCAAAGGTTATTTGTTAAATCATGATACGGGACTGATTGGAATACCAAAAAGAATTACCATAGCACAGGACGCTGAGAGTAAACAAGATAGAATCGGATATGAAATCCAATATTTTCTAAATGGTGCGATTGAAGTCAATGATACGATAAAAATCAAAACAGAAGCATTACAGGGTTATTTTCGTGTGGAAAAAGTAACGATAGATGGAGACAATATGGAAGGAGATTTTCTTTGTACAGCACAGGTCATAGAGATGTAGAAAGGCAGGGGATGCTATGTTACAAGAAGTGGTTCAGGAAGTAGAAGAAATTGCCAGGGATATGGTAGGCGATATTCATACCATTCTTCCTTGCAAAATCATACAGTATGATGAGAAAAAGAATCTGGCAAAGGTAAAACCTATTGGAGAATTTTTATTACATGATGGAGACCGCATGGAATTTCCAGAAATTGAGGATGTTCCTGTTATGTTTCCTTATGTGCCTACATGGGATATTGGAATAGTATTCCCAGTACATAAAGAAGATGAAATGCTGCTTTTGATATCGGAGATAGAATTAGACGAGTGGAGAACAGGAGCAAAATCAGAAAGTCCTTTGAAACATGATCTTACCTCTGCTATTGCCATGCCAGCATTGATCAAGAAACCGAATAAATTACATCAACGGGCAGTCGAGGAGAATGCCCTTATTTTAAAGGCAAAAGATGCAGAAATCGTGGTTGCATATCCAAAAACAGGAACAGAGATTACAGCAAAAGTAAAGGATCAAAAAATAAAGATATCCAAGGATGGAATTGATTTGATTTCTAGTGTTGGAATCCAATTAAAAGGAAAGGTCATTATCGATGGAAATGTAATTATAAAAGGAAATGTGACAGCACAAGGCTGTAATAGGGTATAGGCGGCGAAAAAGATATGGATATTTTACTAGATGTTTCTGGAGATTTATTTTTAACAGAAAAAGGAGATCTTCGGCTGGAACATTCCGTTCGACAGCAAATCAGGATTTTGATTTTATGGTTTTTCGCAGAATGGCGATGGAATGAAGAACTAGGACTCCCTTATTATGAAAATTTATTGATAAAGAATCCCGATATTGAGCATTTTGAAGATGCATTAAAGGAAGCTATATTTGAAATCGAGGAGGTAGTAAAAGTCGATGCAGAAATTCTTTATAACAGCCAAACAAGGGAAGCGGTGGTACGTTATACCGCCATAACCGATTTGGAAACCATAAAGGAGGAAATGAGAATATGTCGGAGTATGGAGTAACAGACAGAGGCTTTGTTTTAAAGCGTATGGATACAATATTAGAGGAAATCCACGCTGATTTAACGGAAGGGTTTGGCTTTGATACAAGCCTTCAGGAAGCTTCTTTTTTAAATGTTCTTGTAACAACCTTTGCTGGGCAAATAGCGGATTTATGGGAAACAGTACAAGATAGTTATTATCAAAAGTACCCAGCAACTGCAAAAGGACTCAATTTAGATCATGCCGTGCAATATGGCGGAATACGAAGAGAAGCTGCCAGACAGACTTGTTATATGCTGCATTGTACGGGAGAAGATGGAACAGTCGTGCCAAAAGGAACGATGGTAGCAACAGATACCAAGCCTGAAATTCGGTTACGTGCAAAACAGGAATTTATTCTTGAAAGAGAGCATTGTAATGCTGTCAAAATACGAGTTGCTTCGGTTGAGGCAAATACGGTATATTCTTTAGCCATCAATGGAGAACAATACAATTACGCTAGCCAATTTGTAGATGAAATGGAAATCTTAGTAGGACTACAAACACAGATAAAAAATTTAGAATACAAAGTAGAAATTGATAGGGAAGAAAACTTGTTAATTCTTCAAGATACTGTAAAAGGAAGAAGCAACACCATCGTACTTTCTGATAATCTAACAACAAAAGAAGTGACTACGATTGCTAGTTTTTTTACAGAAGAGTATGGAAGTATTTCGATTCCCAATAATCTGATTACCAGAATGATTACTAATGTAGCAGGGCTTACAGAAATATCAAACTGTTTGCTGCCAGTCTATGGAAGATTGCAAGAAACGGATGTAGAGTTGCGGCAGTCTTATATCGCAAAATCAGCATTACGCTCAAATACAATGGTAGATAGTGTGGTGGCAGAGCTTTTAAACAATGTAGCGGATGTGGAAACAGCGGTCGGATATGAAAATGAAACCGATGTTGTAGATTCCAGAGGCTTAGCGCCTCATAGTATTGAACTGATAGTAGAAGGTGGAGATAACACAGAAATTGCAACTGCGATTTTAAAAAGAAAAGCAGGTGGGATTCAAACAAATGGATTGATTGCCACAATGATACCGGGAAAGTATGGGGAAAGTATAGAAATTCGATTTAACCGACCAGAATATTTATACACGTTTTTGCGAATTACTTTGCATGGGAAAACTGAAAAACTTCCAAGTAATTATGCTAATCTTACAATAGAATCTATTTTAGAAGATACCAAAAATATGAGGGCTGGTGACAGCCTTTTAGTACAGCTGCTCAATAAGGGAATCTATTCCAAAGTGGCGGGTATTCATTTTGTGGATATAGAAACGGCATATGCTACGGAAGTATCTTATGTACCATCTGTGGAAGATTATCGGTTTGGAAATATTCTAGTAACGTTACGGCAAAAGGTACGCATTCAAGAGGATAGAATTGAGGTGGTATTTCTTGAAGATAGTTGACAAATGGCTGAGAGATATGCCACAGCAGTTTCAGGAAAAACCTAAGATAGAGGTTTTAGTAGCTGCATTTGCAAGGCAGTTACAGGAGCTTCTTAATATAACAGAGAAAATAAACATAGATACCGATTTAACAACAGCCATAGGAAAGCAACTGGACTATGTTGGAACTATCCTATCTCTTACTAGAAAAGAAGCTGGGGAAATGGAAAAAAGAAATCGTGCAGAGTTTGTACTTGAAGATGAAAGATATCGGCAGTTCCTACGATACCAGCTTTTGAAAAATACAACCGAAGGAACGTATGCAGATACCATGGCAGGACTGGAATTGATATATGGAGATGTGCCAATTTTGTATTCCGAGGTAAAACATCATCCTGCAACTCTTCATCTTACTGTGCCAAAGGTATCTTTTGAAGAGGATTTTCTGCGATTAAACAGAAACTTTGTACTTCGTTCTTCTGGTGTTGGATTTTATTATACTGCTATCTTTTATGATAAAATCAATCTATCCTTTTTAGAACAAGTAAATTTGCTGCTTGTGATTATTCGTATGGCAGTTACTTTTTGGCGGTGCCGTATTTTGGATGGAACATGGCTGTTAGATGGAAGTGTTTTATTAAATGCCGTTCGACAGCCA